ATTTTTTTTTTTTTTTTTTATCTAAAATTGGCTTTAATTTTTTATAATCATCAACAGATTTAATATTGCTATATGTATGTAATATTTTTTTTATATAGTTTTTATCATCTTCACTAAAATATCTTTCTTTTGTGCTCATATATATAATATATAAAAAACTATATATATATTGAAATAATAATATTATACGTATATACGTTTATTTTTTCTGGATTTACGTCTATTTTTTCTGGATTTACGTCTATTTTTTCTGGATTTACGTCTATTTTTTCGCATTATTCTACCACCATCATAATCATCATTATCTACAAATATTCCTCCTATTCCGTAAATAAAATTTATACATGATTCTGAAACTACACTAAAAATACTTTTTGTTTCAGTTGTAAGTGGTATCGGTTGCTGAGATGTTTGTTGTTGACTTATAGGTGGCTGTAATAATTTGCGTGATATATCATCGGTATCTATTGCTCTCTGTAACATATCAATTGTATCTCGTTTTTTTGTTAACAATGTTCGTATTTCATCTGTGGTTAGAGATGAAAGTGTGTTATTTTCTTCTATACCAGACAAGTGTCTACGTATAGAATCAACTAATTCATTTGAGCTCGCAATTTCTTGAGCCAAATTCCTATTAATATATTCTCTTAAACCATCTTCCATTACAGGTCCACGTTCTGGAAAATATCGTTCCATTATATCTATACGCGTCCACTTTTTAATGGATTTAACAAGTTGTATGATAATAATATTTTGTTTAATAATACTTTCAACTGTAAGTTCATTACCATTGCGTAACTCATTCATTATTGTTATACCAGCGTTTAGCATTGAAAATTTAATAATATAAATCATTTTTGTAGAGTAAGTATTTAGTATAGTCTCAATAAATCCACCAGAATAAATTGAACTAAGTAGATCAACAAATATACTGTCAAATAAATCACCTAAATCGTCTTCAATAGCTTCCGTTTGAAAATCTATAATAGAATCGCCGGCTCCACCTACGTTTATTTGATTTTTTGATTTAGTTACATCATTAATAGCATTTTGAAATATTTTTTTTACACTGTTAAAATTATAGTTAGATATAACAACATCTAATTTTTGTTGTATTACCTCTGATTTTGCTTTATCTATTTTACAATTTGAATTTCGAAATTCATTAATTGTTTTAATATTACCACATGCTACAAAAATCCGTTTCATATATTCTACTTCATCTTTACTAAAATATCTTTCTTTATCACTCATTTATACATATATATATATATATTTTAATAATCACCTAAAGAGTTTCCCAATGAATTTTGAAATCCTCCATCTTCCAATGCGTCTACATTTTGCGTTGATTGTGTTGGTTCCATTTTAAAACTGTCTACAAATGTTGGTGTAAACAATGGTTTTTTTAATACATATCTTGTTCCTCTAGTAATTGGTAAAACTTCATGGTACATATCAATGGAAAATATTACTGCTACATACTTATTTTTATTTACTTCTATAGATGGATCTATTTTGATATCGTATAAACCAGATGGATGTTTAAAATGTAATTCACCACCTTCAAAATATCCATCTTCTTGTTCAAATGTGCCAAAAATTAAACATGTGTATTTATGTTCACCTTTTCCATGATTATCAAAAATAAATGTATCATTATGATTTGTAAAAAAATCACCTTCTTCATATTTTAGAATTTCACATTTTGAATATTCAGCACCTTGTAATATAGAATTTATATTAAAATATTCTGTTAGTTCAGTTGGATTTTTCATATGTAATAATCTATTATATGTAAGACTTTTGCGTTTTTCTCTGTCTAAAATTAACGCATCACCAATAGCAAGTTTGGTTGTTATAAAATTTCTATTATGTTGTAATTTACTATAATCAAAATCAATTAATTTGCCAAGATTATCATCAACTAGTAATTTCGGTGTGGAACTAAGTTCAATAATTTTAAGCATTATGCTAAAGTATAATGGTAAATACTATTTAAGTAGTTTTTTTCAGTAAACATCAGAAAATTACGTTTTCTGAAAAAAATTGAAAATAAAATACAATAAATTAAAAATTTTATATAACTATATATAATGGACAATTCTCAAGAAGATACTGATAATATATTAGGAGAACCTCCTCAAAGAAATCCAATTTTAATTAGGTCATCTAATATTAGAGAAACTAATAATCCTAACGTAAATAATAATCCTAACGTAAATAATAATCCTAACGTAAATACAAATCCTAATGTAAATACAAATCCTAACGCAGAATCCGAATAATTCATACACTAATAGTCCAATATCTACAAACTAATACCGTTCCTATAACATTTGTTTTTTCTACATTTTCTACCGGTGTATACATTATTGAGCAATATTTATTTTTCGACTTTGAATTCATTTTACACAAATACGCCCCTTTTTTTATTACTTGTTTCGGTACATCACTTATTTTATCATTATTTTTCAATATTACATAACATGACGTTCCATTTTCTACATGAAACCATATATCTGTAGCACACGATTCATCCAATATCTTAAAATTATCGTCTTTATTTTTACCAATCCAAAATATATACTCTAATCCGTTGTATTCAAATAATTCTGTTTTCATATTACTACTATTATATATTATATTATATTTAAATATATATAATATATTTACTTCTTATTATGTAACAAATTCGACATTTCTGTTTTAAAGTCTTTACGTTTAAATGTCTTAGTTACATTATTACTCAAATTTGTAATTACACTATTTACTTGTTTTACTCTATTATTTAATAACTCTGTTTTTGCCTCTACATGAACTATTTTTTCACTCATTTGTAATCCACGTAATAACTTCGATACAATATCTGTCCGTTTCATTGAACACGCTTTACATACACAACCTTCATCCATATAATGATCTAATTGAATATAATCATAATGACAATTTTCTATCGTAATTTCTTCATATAATTTATATTGTTCTACATTATAACTTTCTTTTGGATCCGTTATTTTTAAAAGCCAGTCATTATAATATGTATTTTTTTCATCAGCATCATAATAATAATTCAAATATTTACAATTCATTATATCATTTAATAAATTTATTGGAATCCTATATGTGCTTTTAAATGTATTATATAATTCCTTTATTGGTTTGTTAGTACTTTCATAATCTCTAACTACACAAATCTTGAATCCTAATATATTCGACAATATTGACCCCCATAATGCCGAATCTTTCAAACGCAATGATATATATGTTATACCATTATTTCTAACTAACAAATATTTGTTTACATAGTCAAATCTTTCCGGATAACTTATACCATATTTATCAATAAAATGATCGCCTAATGCTATATGAGGAAAAATATTATTAAATCTATTTATTACCTTTAAAATATTATATGAGTTCAACTTTGAATCTTCATTGTTAAAATGATATGCACCTATTTTCTCGAAAAATGCCGATATTTTGCGTTCAATTGGACTTCGATATATATTTATCACATATACATTCTTTCCCAAAAATCGATTATACTCAATTATTTCATTTACTGTAATATTTTCAATATGTGCTAACACTTTTAACATTTCTTCATCGTGTATATGTATTACATATACCTTATCTGAACCAAACAATCGTAATGAACTAACAACTGATGTTGAACCCACTTTTGGACATGAATATACAAAAACTAGTTTTAAGTTATTGAATTTATCTATATGTAATAATTGATTTGCTTTTTTTAATAATTCTTGTCTTTCTTCTGATATACAATTCATTATAATCTATCTTTATAATAATTAATAATGAATCTAACCTAAATATCTGTAATTATATTAGTAGTTACTGTATTTTTACAAAAATGTTTGTTCATATATTTTTGTATATTAAAATATGTTAGTTCATTCAACTTATCATTATCAATTCCTAAAAGATTTTTTAATTTTTCATCCGGAACTATTTTTTTCTTCTTTGTATTTTCACTTTCCTCTAATAAATTATTCGACTTTATATATGATATCAATGCCTTTGTTACTTCTGTACGGGCTATTTCTGTTCCCTCTGGCTTATCCATAAAATGACATAATTCTTTTGTCACTTTTGTTGGTTTAGCAAACCCAGATGGCGCACGAGGTGCTTTTGCTGATGTCTTTTTGTCTTTTTTACTATTTTTTACTTCTTTTTTTACATTTTTTTCGATTGTTTTTAATTGTTGTTGAAGAGAACTTAACTGCATTTTAAATAATGTTATACTATCATTTATTGTGGCAAATTGTTCTACTATATTATCTAGCGCTGTATCGTTACTCATTATATACTACAATTATGTAAGTAAGGTTTAAGTGCTTTTTCATTAAATATATTATTAAAGTTTAAGCAAAAAAAACAATATAAAGCTAACATTATATAGTAATATATAATAATGTGTGACGTTAATAGCTGTCAAAATTCAAATGTTAATGAAACCAGTATGTTATCAGAATCTGATATTCTATTTAAGCTCAAAAATTTATATATTATAGAACAAAGTATAGAAGATGAGATGGCAATGTTAAATACACAAAAATATGTAGTTCAAACCAAAATAAGTGATTTACTTGGATTAAATAAAATAAATCGTGAACCAAAAAAATACAAATGTGTTACGCCTTCAAACATTTCTAACGAATTATGTGATTTTATTGGAGTTGAAAGAGGAACATTGATGGCTCGAACAGATATCACTCGTATAATTAATAAATATATTATTACAAATAATCTTCGAGATCCAACGGATAGAAGTAAAATTTATCCAGATGATAAACTAAGACAATTATTACAAATTCCAGAACATGAACAACTAACATTTTTTAATATACAGAAATATATAGGTCAACATTTTGTTAATTATTAGAGATTTTTTAGTATATGTATAATTTCTTCTTTACAATTATCTAAATATGAGTTATTACCACATGCTCTACATTTTTGTTTTATTTTATTATTTTTGTATTTTAACCTTATTTCTGGTTTATCACAATTTATACAAAGTAAATAATTTTGTATAAATGAATATACTATATTTTTTATATCTTGAAACGCATATTGTCCTTGTAAATAAGCATTATTATGTTTATCAATACCGCTTTTACATGACAATGATTTTCCAATTACTTTTATTAATAAGTTTTTATCAAATATTAATTCATCACAAAAGTCATTATAATTATCTATAATAGTAATATATGTTCCTTTTTTCAATGCTAATGAAATTTGTAAAGTAGACATTTGATATCTATAATGGTCGTCAAATAAGACGCTATTGTCGCTAGTAAGATACAACTTATTATTATGCTCCATTTTTGCGCATATAATTATTTATTAGTAATTTTTCAAATAATTATAAATTTATTTCAATTTTTTATGCCTTAGGTGGTCTTCCTCGGCCTCTACCAGTTCCTCTTCCTGCGCTTGAACCTCTGCCAGAACCTCTTCCTGTTGTTGATTCTCTTACAGCTACAGGAGGTGAATTTGATACAGGAGGAGAATTTGCTGATGGGGTACGTCTAGTAGTAGTTGATTGGCTATACTGAAATCTAGCACTGCGAGTTTCTCTTCTTGTTTCACACATCAACTTTCCACCCTTAATACCGCTCACATCTCCTGCCTGAAATTCGTGACCTCCCTCACCATTTGCGGCACTTAAAGTAAACTCAATATATTCACCTTGAACCAAATATTTATATTGCTCTGAATCAACCTTAATAGACGTATGATGAACAAATACATCTTTTCCGGCATTGGAACCATCGGTTACAGTAACAAAACCATAACCCGCCTTATTATTAAACCACTTAACACGACCAGTAAATCTTTCAGAAGATGGAGCAGTAACACACGACATTTCTTTAATACTATAATATATAAGGTATCTTTATATTGTTTTTTATATATAAACTATTTTCTACTTTTGTAAAAAAATTGAAATTCTTTTAGTTGGCACTTACTTCGTTATAACATTTTAAAAGGTGGAATGTCAGGACAATTTATGTATTTATGTCGCGATGGTAATTTAGAGGGAGCAAAGGAGTTACTACAAATGTATCCAAATATTAATATTTCTACTGGTAATGATTTTGCGTTTCGTGTTGCTTGTAAAAATGGACATTTTGAAGTTGCCAAGTGGCTACTCCAAATCAAACCAGATATTAATATTTCCGGGGATGTGTTTCCTTGGGTTTGTTTTAGAGGATATTTGGCGACAGCCAAGTGGTTATTAAGTGTGAAACCAGATATTTATATTTCCGGGGAAAATGGATGTGCGTTTCTTTGGTCTTGTAAATCCGGACAATTAGAAATCGCTAAGTGGTTACTCAGTGTA